GTGTGGGGATTAATCAGGCTCATGTCCAAGTGGTTGTAAAAATGCGAGAACGTAAACCTGGTTCAGAGCCCCAATCGGGTGACCGCGTTCCCTACCTTCTCACTAATACAGGTGATCGGAAGGCCAAAGCATTTGAAAAGTCTGAGGATCCCAAGTTTGTGGAGGAGAATAACATACCGGTAGATTATCATTACTACTTTGAAAATAAATTTTTGAATCCGGTGTGTGATCTTCTAGACCCCTTGTTCGAAAACACTAAACAGGAAATTTTCGGTGAAATCATTGACCAACACAAACCCCCGAAGAAAAAGAGAGAACCTGCATTGAGTACAATGAAAAAGGACCAACTCGTAGAGGAGTGTAAACGATTAGGTTTAGATGAGACGGGTAAACTTGTCGACCTGAGGGGAAGATTGAAGGAGGCGAGGTTAAAGAGGGAGGAAAGTATTGAAGACATATTTAAAAACTATGCACAATCTAATATATAGGATGAATATACAAGATAGATTAATTGAACTTATTGATGAAGATTTGAATCAAAGATTGAACTTGATAATGAATGATTATGTCACAATAATTTCTAAAAAACATGGCATTCCCATGGAACTACTTTTAAGAGACGTACCCAAGACAAGTTCTATATCTCTTTGTAGGGGTACAAAGTCCAATGGACAGAGGTGTACGAGAAAGGGAGCCAATAATGGATATTGTGGACATCATGCACACCAAGGAGAACGTATTAAACAACGATTGTTACCGAGTTCAAACATACATACACATGGCCCTGAGAAAATGTTCGTTAGGGGGTGTCCAGGGTGTCAGTCTCCAAACGAACTTATAGATTTGAATTCTATATTAAATAATGAGCAAATCTGATATTCTACTATCATCCATAAATACATTTTACACCGACGAAAAGAATAAAACTAAACTTTTAAATATTCTCGATAAAACATCTGGTATATCACTCCGAAATTTGGAGTGGTTTATCACCAACTATTCAAAAAAAAATAACACTTCCTATACAACCAAAGATGGAAAGTTCTTCACTGTCCACTGTGCATATAAATCCAGTCTCGATGGATACAGTAAAAAACTATTCGACCCGTTTTGCAGATCCCAAAAGTTCGGGTACACCGTTCCCGGAACATCTCATGAAATTCAAACGACTTTGGCACAGTTAAATTTCATCAAATGGTGTATCAAGAATAATATTATAGACTATATCAGTGACAATCGTTCCTTCCTATTTAATAAGCAATTGACATGAATCCACCTTCAAATGTGAACGTCTGATATCCCGTATAGTACATATGTAGAGAATATGTCTTTGTAGCTATATCAACTAGAGAACCTGGTGATGTATTTAGGGTCACCTCTATATTTGTTTTATCTGACTGTATTTGACTAAAGTCCAAGTTCCCCGATGGTTCCACATTAACCGGATTCATCGAGAAGCTATACGTGTAGATATTTCTATACGGTCTCGCCAATCTATTTTTACTTGGTATCAGATACTTGTAGTAATTATGATTTGTATTTGAAACATTGGGTAATTTATTTCCATTGATGTAGAAACTTGCACTCTCCATAATTGGGTTAAAAAATGTTTGTAATTGATCGAAATTTACATTGGAAGAAAAGTTAAATCTATTTTGACTGTAGTAGTTTTCTTCAGGGTCTCCCAAAGGTACACCCACAGATATATTTTCATTTTCAAAATCTGTGTTCCTCAAAAACCAGTGAATACACTTTACGGGAATATTTGGAACTAGGTTGTTTTTAATGATGTTCGTATTAAGTTCACTCACCGCTGTAGGATGTTTTCTTACCAAATCTGTGACTAGTGTATGTTTTCCATTTTTTAAATAAAGTCTTTCTTCCGCACTTACAGTAATTTCTTCGGTTATCAAATTGAACGAACTTAATTGCAAGGTGACGTTCGCATCTGTGAAGAATGTTTGTTCATGAAACTCTAATTCAAATTCAATTTTTTGGCGAAATGCTGCACATACCGGGAAGTATGGGCGATTTGGTTTATTTGAGGAATATTCATCACTGGCATATTTCCTCGAAAAGAAAAAGTGGAGGGGTATAACTAAATCTGAATTAGAACGAGCGATAGTGGCATTTTGTGTAGATTCGTCATATCCTAAACCTCTATTTACAAGAAATCTATTGGCTACCTTTTCAGACATCTCTAAGTACAGCTCATCATATATGATTCCCCAATCATCATGGATCTTTTCAACCTCGATGTCATCCACAAACATTGTGACACTTTTGAGTAAATGTCTACCCAATTGGTCCGCGTAGTTTCCATATGTGATACCCGGCATAGTCACACTCAACCACATATTACTCAAGAGGTCTCCCATATTGGTTGGATTAAATTGAACTTTAATAGTCTGTCCGAATGGCCAATTACCAATTTGTCCAGGATTAAAAACATCTTTAACTCTATGGTACTTCCTAAACTCTGAGTGTTGTTTGGGTGATGTATAATTAAAGAAGGAGTCTTCTGGGTCTTTGGAAAGTAGGTACGTATCCTGCTTTCCAATAGCTTTTAGGGAAATCTTAGCGGCTTCACCCATGCTTACTATTGTTTATATATTTTTAATATCCATTTTCCACATTGTGAGGTGACTGGTTTTCATTATACGCTCCAAATCTTCGTTCGCGTCTTTAGCCTCCTTGAGGAGGGAGGCCACAGACTCCTCGGTATACTGCACCGTCTTGATGTTGAGGAGGTAGTCGTAGTTTCCCTCAATTTTTGGGAACGTTTGGGACATCTCAGCCTCCAAGTCCTTCTTCTTTTTCTTGAACACCACAAGGTCCCCTTCTATGACCATGGAGACAAACTTCGACTTGTGGCTACACATCACAGCTTTCTTCTGTAACACATCTACAAGGTGTGCCTTTCGCTTCTTGTAGTGTTCCAATCGGAGTTCCACAAAGTCCTGGAGAATCTCTTCAGCATTCGCATACTTGTGGATGCCCCGAGTTGGGTGGAAGAGGTGCATGTTCGATGTGTGGAATGTCTTCTTCATCTTGAGGTCCTTCACCAAGTCCTTCCCAGTGTAGCCAAAAATCTCAAAATCCACATCCTCCGTGGTGCTGTTGTTCGTGTAGCTGTTGATCATCTTCTTTTCCACAAGTGTGTCCAGGTACTCCTTATAGTCCTGGGTCCACCTCCCGGGTGGAAGCTCAGTGACTTTGAGTCTGGAACCGGTGTCCCTGTAAATACCCTCTGTGATCCATAGACCGGCGTCATCCTTGTAGACTCGTCCTTTGAAGCCCCTGAACCATGGTTTCATCTCGATAAGGTCTTCACCTTCCAAAGTTCTCTTGATATTCTCCTTGATATCTTCGGGGTTGAATGGAGGTACGTAGCAACTGAAACCCGTACCGATACCTTCTGTACCATTCACTAGAACCATAGGTAAGGTGGGCATGTAAAAGTCTGGTTCGATGGGGCGTCCATCATCGTCGAGGTAGTTGAGAACTGCATCATCCTTCGGATCGAAGAGTTTCCGGGCCTCCTTGGTCAACTTGGTGAAGATGTACCTCGTCTGGGATGCATCCTTCCCACCCATCAACCTGGTTCCGAACTGACCACATGGTTCGAGGAGGTTGATGTTGTTGGATCCAGTGTAGTCGTTCGCCAACTTGACGATTGTATCTGCGAGGGAAACTTCACCGTGGTGGTAGGCACTCTTTTCAGCCACATAGGCTGCCAACTGTGCCACTTTCATCTCATCCTTGAGGTTCTTCTGGAAACAGGAATACATTACCTTCCGCTGAGAGGGTTTGAGACCATCAGCCACGTGGGCGATTGATCGCTTTAGGTCTGCGAGACTGAAGTTCACCAGATCCTTGTGAACAAAGTCTGTGATGTCAAGTTGCTTCACATTTCCATAGGGAACCTCAAGTTCCGAAGCCTCCTTAGCTGTGCTGTCTAGGAGCCAGGTCTTCCGTGAATCAGCCATCTTCTTGTCAAACGCAAGGACGATCGACGTGTCAGTCATCACATCCATGTCAAACTTGACTGTGAGATCCTGAATCTTCTTGAAGTATTCCCTCGCTTCTACAGATGTTGAGGTACCCAAACCCTTGTAGTACTTGATTTTCCACCCAGCCTTTCCAGAACCATACCAGTTTCGGAAAGCTGAATCAGTGTAAAAAGACATAGTCTCTGAACCCTTGGTGGCCTTGATGATTGGGGTCACCATAGAGACGACAAACCCCAATTTGAGGAGACTTGGCCAGAAGTAGTGGATCATGTTTAGGATGAGACCCTTGATGTGGGACCCATCGTTATCTGCATCAGTCATGATCATGAGCCTCCCATAGCGGAGTTCGGACACATCTTTGTAGTCCTTACCCTGTTGGAGACCCAAAATCTTCTTGAGATCGTTGAACTCCTGGTTAGATGAGAGTTGAGCCACTGAGACATCCCTCACATTCTTACATTTCCCACGGAGGGGGAAGACACCGTAGTGATCCCTCCCAACCACCGAGAGACCCGCGACCGCCAAGGTCTTCGCTGAATCACCCTCTGTCACGATGAGTGTACACTTCCCAGACTGCGCAGTGCCAGCCTTATTCGCGTCATCCAGCTTGGGGATCCCCGTGATCTTGGACTTCCGGGCACCGTCAGACTTTTTGAGCTCCTTCATCTCCTTAAACTTCGAGAGTGCCAGAAGTTCATCTTGAATCCCAGTCTTTAGGGCATTCTTGATGAAGTTCTTCGGGGGATCAAACTTCGAGCCAAAGTCTTGAGACTTTGAGGTGCATTCAGACTTGACCTGACTCGAGAACGTTGGGTTCTCGAGGGTCGCCTTCACGAAGATGTTGAACGTATTCTTCACCTGTTGGGGCTTCAATTTGATCTTCTTCGCCATGTCCTCAATAATTCCATTGGCCACTAAGGACGCCACGTGATCCACATGGTTCCCACCCTTGGTTGTGCAGATACCATTGACGAAGGATACCTGTTCCATGCCATTCTCAGCCGGACCGATACACACAGACCACCTATCAGACACGACGGAGCACACATTCTCAACGCCCTCATGCATCTTTGCATAGGCTTCGAAAGACGTCTTTGGGAGGACATCTCCATTGAACTTGACCTTACAGTTGGGGGTCGTACAGATGTTTGCATCCCAAACCCTCTTTTGGAAAATCTGGTAGATTGAATCGTCCATCTTGGACATCCCAAATCTCTTCCAGTCGGGGGTAAAGGTGATGGACACCGATGACGTGGCACCTGCATGCTTCTTAATCTTGGGTTGGTGACAGGTTGTCATATTATTGGACCACCCTTGTGTGTAGGTTTGCTTCACTTCATGGTCCTTGATGATCACAGAGAACTCCGAGGAGTAAATATTGGTCAATTTGGCACCATAGCCATTGCGACCCCCCACGATACGTTTTTGGTTGTCATCGTAGTTGGTGCTCGTGAGGAGGTGACCGAAGGTGAGTTCGGGGTTCCATAGCCCCTCCTTCTCGTGCATTCGGACACCGATACCACCAAGGGGTCCGTTGTTCTCGATCGTAACAGAGCCTTGGTCCTTGTCGATAGAGACGGAGATAGAGGTTACACCCTTGGGGTGGAGGGAGTTGCGGTCGATCGCATTGACGAGGATTTCATCAAAGATTTTCAAGAGAGCTGGGGAATACTTGAGATTCTTCTTGGTGAATGCATCACCTTGGAGAACCCAGTAGTGTTCCGTGCCAAGTTCAACTGGACCGACATAGGAATCAGGTCTCTTGAGAATGTGCTCGATGTGGGTGAGCTTTTGGACGCTCTCCATTTAGATATACTTATTACAATTCAAAACTCTAACTTAGGTTTTCATTCTCGACGAGGAGGAGGAAACATCTGGATCTCCACTGATTCATCCCCACTATCATTTTCCCAGATGAGCTTGTCACAGAGAAACTCCGTCAAACAGTCTACATCTTCGTCTTCGTCCACCTCGAGGTCCACATCACCATCAGTAGTGGAGTGATGAATAAACTTGAATGAAACTGGGGAACCTCCCTTTATAACAACCCCTTCCCATACTTTAAATTGCTTGTATGGATTTTCAGTATCCTTTTTTACTTCATTAATGTCCTTCCAATTTTCATATTCATCAATGTATTGTTTAAAATCTGTATCATAACATTCGTTATAGCGTTTTTGTACTTTCACATGCCAATACTCGTCTTCTGTGAATGGGTCCTCCATTTCCAGGTTCATTGGTTTAAAGTTTTTAACATCGAAACGGGTGGGCAGTTTTTTCAGTTCAGTGATATAAGATTCGGGAGGGGTGGTCATTTTGATATACTTATTACAATTCAAAACTCTAACTTAGGTTCTATATTTGTCCTTCTCTTTGTCTGAAAGTTTCCCCCACTCTTCACCGAGCTTTTTAACAATTTCACGGGGTTTAAGTTCTGGGTTAGAGGTGACGATCTCGGGACGTTTCTCCTTACAGAAGGCAAAATAGGGATTGACTTTCTTGGTGGACTCTTTCTTCTGTGCGGGTTCCTTCTTCTCAACAGGTTCCTTCTTCTGTGCGGGTTCCTTCTTCTTGACAGGTTCCTTTTTCTGTGCGGGTTCCTTCTTCTTGACAGGTCCCTTCTTCTTGGTGGGCTTCGTCACTGGAGTTAATAGTTTATAAATAATAAGAGTGGCGGCTATAATAAGGGTGGTTCCCACAATGACATTCATTAGATGAATAAGTATTTATTCTTTTAAGTTTCATATAAAAATTTCTTTAGATAGAATAGGAAAGATGTATACATACTTCATAGTTGCGATCTTTATTTTGGTTTTGGTTATGCAAAATAAATCTAGGGGAATGAAACAATCCATAGAGAAGTTGGTCAGACAGTCGGCTCGATATGCTACAGCGGCGCAGCAGGATAAGTCTCCGGTGATCGCCGTGCTTCATGCCAACTATGCTGCGGCCTACCTATATGCTTTGAAGGACATTGCTACAGAGTCTCAAATTCATAATGCCACTGGTATAAATGTCAAGAAGTTTAAGGAGCATGTATTGAATGTTCAAGACATGGTGACTAAAAAGACCACTGAATCCTGTCCGGAATTTGCAGGAAATGTTGACATATATTTGGCGGAAATAGGGGGTGAAGCTTGACAACCTAAGTCAGTATATGGAAAGTAAAAAGTATCTCTAAAAATGGAAGTTATTCGCGATACTCTTTGGGAAAATTGTCTCAGTAATGCGGTGACTATGTACCGTCTTAGTGAGCCAGACGACAGGTGTTATCATCTCGCGGATGCGACATGGAAGATGAAA